TAGCCACTCCGGTAGATCCGTCGAATCCAGGGGGCGAGCAGGAAGTCATCACCGAGCCCGGCATGACCCTGAGGCTTGCTGTGGGCGAGAAGATGAACTTCAACAATCCGAGCCGCCCGAATACGGCTCTCGATCCGTTTATGCGCTACATGCTGCGCGAAGTCGCTGCCGGAACCGGGGTGAGCTACGAGTCGCTCTCGCGCGATTACTCGCAGTCGAACTACTCCTCTAGCCGCTTGGCGCTCTTGGATGACCGCGACCTCTGGCGGATGTTGCAGCAATGGTTCCTGCGCAACTTCCGGCTGCCGCTGCATAAGGAGTGGCTGCGCTCGGCGGTGCTCGCGCGCGCGGTCGTGCCGGTGCGGGTAGAGGAGTACGCGGTGGACCCGAAGAAATTCGAGGCGGTGCTATTCAAGCCGCGCGGCTGGAGCTGGATCGACCCGACCAAGGAAGTCGAGGCCTACAAGGAAGCGATCAAGGCGGGCTTTACGACGGTGACGGATGTCATTGCGCAGACGGGCGGCGGGCAGGACATCGAGGACGTGCTGCAGCAGCGCGACCGCGAGCTCAAGTTGATGGACGATCTAGATCTGGAGTTCGACACGAGCCCAAGCGTGTACGTGGAGGAAGAGAAGGCAGCACCTGCCGCGGCGCCAGAACCTCCGAAGCCGGACAAGGAAGAAAAGGAATCGGAAACAGAAAGGGCGCAGCGCATGCTGATGAACTCCCTGGCATGGGCGCTGCGGCGCGAGGAGAAGGCACCAGTAGTCAACGTCGACGCGCGCAGCACAGTGAATGTCCCGGAGCAGTTGCCAGCACAGGTCAAGGTCGATGTGCATGTCCCTGAGCAGCCGGCGCCTCAGGTGAACGTAAACGCGTTTCCGAAGAAAAGCACCGAGACAATCGAGCGCGATGATGCCAAAGAGATCACCAAAGTGTTGCGCGTAAACGAGGGATAGACCATGGCGAGCGCAGTTTTTCCGAAAGCGAAAGAGCGATCGCTAGGCGCGGGTCTGGACCTGGTCAACGTCGACGTGCGCGTGATGCTGGTGCTCAGTTCGTACACCTACGATGCGGCGGACGAGTTTGTCGCTGACCTCGGCGCCGTGGATAACGGGCGCTCGGCGGCACTGACCGGAAAGTCGATCACCAACGGCATATTTGATGCGAGCGACTCGACGCTGAACGCTACCGCCGGCACGGCGAGCAACGCGCTTATTGTGTTCATCCACACCGGGGCGGATGCAACCGCGCGTCTGATCGCCTACATCGACAACGCTGTCGGCCTGCCGTTCACGCCAGAAGCGGCGCAGACCTGCCCGATCGTTTGGGATAGCGGGGCCGACAAGATTTTCGCGCTATAGAGGAAAAACATGAGCAGACAGTACTTTCAGGATCTGGCCGAGCCTAATAGTGCGGCGTTCCCTACGATCACGGCTACTACTGAGACCGTTCTGGTTCCGACGCTGTTCACCCAGATTCCGGCGATGGAGCCACGGGCCGGGAAGGTTTACAAGCTTTCCGTAGGGGGAACCTGTACCACTGGCACCGCAGGCACGCTCATCATTACGCCTCGTTTCGGGCTCGTGATCGGTGGTGTTGCTCTAGGGGCATCGCCCACGCAGAACTATGTGCCATCTGTCACGCTGGCGCCGTTTCTTTTCGAGTACGTGCTGGTATTTCGGTCCATTGGCATTGCTGCCGGCGCGACCTCCACTGCGGTAGGCACCGGAAGGTGGAGCAGCAATGGAGCGGTAGCGACCGCGGCGAGCGCGACGACAGTGCTTTGTTCCAGCACAGCGAGCGTCTCGGTGGATACGACTGTTGCAAGCGGGCTCTGGATCGGCGTCACATTTTCTGTTGCCCCTTCGGTGATTCCGCACTGGGCGACGTTTGCTAGCCTGAATTAAACGTGGCGATCAACGCGCCCAAGGTTGGTCTAGCCCGTATCGGGCCGTTCTTTGGCGGGCCAGTGCGGTTTGTTCTTCCAACGGCGCCGGTGCGCTACGTCATTAGCGGCATCACAAAGGACAGCACCGGGGCGGTGCTGGGAAGTTGCGCGGTTACTCTGTACCAGACAGGACAGGACGCAGCACTGCAAACGAAAACCTCGGATGCCGTCGATGGAAGCTACACGTTCAACGTTACCGAGACCATCGGGCGTACGTTCTACATCGTTGCCTACAAAGCCGGAAGCCCTGACGTAGCAGGCACCACGACCAATACGCTAGTCGCAGCATGACCGACATCTTCCTGCGTGCCGGGGAAGCGAATCCGTCCGATGTAAAGCTGCGCGATCCGACACTAGCTGACGTTGGCGGGTCGCACCAGATCGAGCCGGTCGGGGTCGCGTCATCTAGCGCGCTGGGGCAGATAGGGCTCAACGGCACGATTGCTGCGGTTGGGGTGGCGAGCGTTGCGGCTCTGGGAGATGTTGGCCTCAACGGTACGGTTGCTGCGGCAGGGATCTTGTCCGACGGGCAGGTCGGAAGCCCTGGGGTTCAGGCGCAGATCAACGCGGCCGGCATCGCTTCAGTGGCGGCGATCGGTGCGGTGGCGCTGAATGGGACGCTGGCACCGGCGGGGATTGCGAGCGCTGCATCGCTCGGAGTACCAGGCCTGCACGGGACCATCGCGCCGGTCGGGATTGCCTCTGCTGCTGCCGTTGGACAGCCGACCGTCGAGACGTCTGATGAGCACACGATCACGGCTGCGGGGATCGCGAGCTCGGCGTCGCTCGGCGCGCCGGACGTGCATGGAAGCATAGCGCTTGTAGGGATAGTCAGCGGTGAGCAGTTCGGGCAGCCGGTCATCGGGCTGCCGGTGGTTTCGCTACCAGGCGGCGGGTCAAGGCCCTGGTGGTTGTTCGAGCAGAGCCCGGTTCCGCACTGGGTGCAGGCACCGCACCGGATAAGCCCCGATGGAATCGAGTCGGAGACGGTGTTCGGGCGGCCAGTGGTGCGTGGCGTCCCGCGGCACGTCATCGGTGCAGACGGCATAGCGTCTTGGGCGGCTGTCGGGCGGCCGGTGGTGCGGGTTGTCCCGCGGCACGTCATCGGCGTCGAAGGCGTTCAATCTGGCGAGAAGATCTGGCGACCTGAAGTCAGGGCCGAGATCAGAGCCATTGGCATCCTGGTAGAGAGGGAGAAATTCGGCGAGAAGATCGGGCGGCCGGAGGTCAGGGCCGAGATCGCTGCCGTTGGTATCGCGTCGGAGGGGGCGTTCTGGAAGGCGGAAGTTAATACTCGCCTGCACCGCTCGCGTAAGTTGCGCGAGGAAGAGTGGTTGCTGCGAAGGGCGGCGTAGAGCATTCCACGGCTTTAAGTCCGCACCAAATTCGAAGGGTCCGCATTGCCGGGCCCTTTTCTTTTGGAGGTCACGAAATGGCGAACGAAAAGAAACCCACGATCCTCGAGATCCTCGCCAAGCCAGACCGGCGCGAGGGGGTGTTCAAACGCGAGAGCGCGAAGGAAGCGGACCGAACCGTGGAGATCTCGTTCTCCTCGGAAGAGCCGGTGGAGCGCTGGTACGGCATGGAAATTCTGTCGCACGCGAAGGGCGCGGTGAACCTGGATCGCTTGAAATCCGGCCGCGCGAACCTGCTGGTCAACCACGACCCGAACAACTGGGTGGGCGTCATCGAGTCGGCGCGGGTCGACGAGGACAAGATCGCGCGGGCGGTGGTGCGTTTCGGCAACAGCGTGCGAGCGAACGAGATCTTCCGCGACGTTCGCGAAGGCATTTTGAGTTCGGTCTCGGTCGGCTACAGCCGCGACGCGATGAAGCTCACAAAGGCCGGTAAGGAAGAGCCGGACGAGTACACGGTCACTAGGTGGACGCCGTTTGAGACGTCCCTCGTGACGATCCCCGCCGACACGAAAGTCGGCGTGGGTCGGGCAGCAGAAGGTTCCCATCAATCCGCGGCAGCCGCCGCTCGAAAGGAGCAACAAATGAACGCAGCAGAAGAAGCCGCGGCAGCCGCTGCCGCCGCAGTTGCCGTTGTCGACAAGCCTCTCATCAACCCGGTGGAAGTCGAGAAGCTGCGCCGGCGCGGGATCGAGAACCTGTGCAAGGCGAACAAGCTCGACGACGTGACGCGCGATCACTGGATCACGACCGGCGCCTCGATGGACGTGGTCGCCGAGCAGATGCTCGGCATCATGGAGGAGCGCGGGCGCGAGAATCCGCAGTCGGCGTCCAAGCTGGGCCTCTCGAAGAAGGAGATCAAGCGCTTCAGCCTGTGCCGGGCCATCGACGCCTGCGGCTCGCAGAACATGGGTCTCGCGCCCTTCGAGGCGGAGTGCTCCGCCGAGATCGGCAAGAAACTCGGGCGCGTGTCGGATCGCAACAAGTTCTTCGTGCCCTTCGAAGTCCAGCAGCGCGCGGACCGCACGCCGGTCGAGGATCTGGCCTACCAGCTCATCAAGCGCGACCTGACGGTCGCAGCCGGCAGCGGCGGCGGGTTCCTGGTCGAGACGGCTAACATGGGTTTCATCGAGCTCTTGCGCAACCGCTCGGTCGTGTTGTCCATGGGCGCGCGCCGGCTGACGGGTCTCACCGGAAACGTGTCCATCCCGAAACAGACGGTCGCCGCGACGGCGTTCTGGCTGGCGACGGAAGCCACGTCGATCACCGAGAGTCAGCAGACCTTCGCGCAGATCGCGCTGGTGCCGAAGACGGTCGGTGGCTACACGGAAATCAGCCGGCTGCTGCTGCTGCAATCCGATCCGTCAGCCGAGGGGCTGGTGAAGTCGGACCTGGCGGCGGTGGTGTCGCTGGCGGTGGACGTGGCAGCTCTGAACGGCAGCGGTGCTTCTGGTCAGCCGACCGGCATCATCGGCACGGCTGGCATCGGCGGTGTGACGGGCACATCGCTCGCCTACCCCGGTGTCATCGAGTTCATGACCGACACCGCAACCGGCAATGCGCTCTTCGATGCTTCGGGCTTCGTCACCACTCCGACGGTTGCCGGGTTGCTTAAACAGCGCCTCAAGACCGCGGCCATCCCGGGCTACGTGTGGGAAGGCAAGCTGCTGGACGGCACGATCGACGGCTACCGCGCCATGGCATCGAACCAGATGCCGGCGGCGAACATGCTGTTCGGCGACTTCTCGCAGGTGATCCTCGCCGAGTGGGGGGTGCTGGAGGTCGAAGTGAACCCCTACGCCAACTTCCAGGCAGGCATCGTCGGCGTGCGCGCTATGTACTCGATCGATATCGGCGTGCGCTACCCCTCGGCCTTCTCGCTGGCCACCACGATCACCTAAGCCCAGCGCATGCTGGATTTGAAATCGGCCGGCGCGCTAATTACTGGCGCGCCGCAACCAAAGGAGAAAGCGAAAATGAAAGTCAAAGCACTGAGCGGTTTCTACGTGGAAGGCAAGCTCGTCGAAGCCGGCACGGAGGTCGAAGTAAACGAGCTAGTCGGCAACGAGGTAGTCACCTCGAACAAGGCCGTGCGCGTGGACGCGCCGAAGTCGAAAGGCGCAGGATCCGCCGCAGATCCGTTCGAGGCCTGGACCAACGACGAACTGAGGGCGTATCTCGACAAGAAGAAGGTCGTCTACCCGTCCCACGCCGACAAGGCCGCGCTGGTGGAACTGGCCAAGACTGCCTGACCTCCAGCCAAACCCAATTTTCTGAAGGAGCAAGCAATGGCACAGCAAGCGATGTTGAGGGTGAAGGCGAAGAAGATGTTCAAGGCCTCGATCCAGGGCGCGACGCCGGTGATGGTCAACCCCGGGGACGTGGTCGAGGTGGACCGCTACATGGCCGGGATGCTGGTGCAGTCCGAGAAGGCGGATCTCACGCAGGACAAGCCGCACATCAACCCGGACTACAAGGCGCCGGCGCGCGCCGCCGCGGGCACCGACCCGTTGTCCCTGCTGACGCGCGCGGTGGAGAGCCTCACGCAGATCGTCCAGGAAACGCTTGGCCGGTCCAAAGGCCAGGCACGCTAGAGCTTCTGCAGGTCTAAAGCCCGGCTCTGACCGGGCTTTTTTTCGGGCATCTTCAGGTTGAGGGCGCCCGAAAAAAAGCGAAGTTCATTCCCCAGCAACAAGGAGACTGTCATGCTCAGCCACGAAGCCGATGCGGTAACAACCGTCAAGTTGCTCGATCCAGTGTCCGCGGCCGCCACCGTTAACGCGACCTCCGGCTGGGTCGATGTCCGTGACCGGGAAGGCGATCTCGTGTTCGTCATGCAGGTAGGAGCCATGACTGGCTCGATTACCTGGACCATTGAGGATGCGACCGACGGCTCCGGCACAGGCGCGGCCGGCGTGACGCCGGACGAAGGCGCGTTCGCCGCCGGTGCCGCGAACCAGATCCAGAAACGCACGGTTGGCGCCGGTTCGGTGCGGGGCTGGGTGCGCTGCGTGGGCACCATCGTCACCGGGCCTTCGCTGGTCGCTGCGAGCGTCATCGCGCGGCCGAAGAACTTCTAAGAGACTCGCGTGTTCAGCGAGGACCTCGCTGTTTTCTTCACGTTGAAGGAGAACGGCGGCCTCGCCGACCCCGGCGTGTACGACGGCGCCACAGCTGTCGCGGTGCTGTTCGATGCCGCGTATCTGGAGCAGGTCGACGGGATGGTCGGGAACACGGAG